CCTAGCGGTTCAGTCTATACGGTGGTTTAAATTATGCCTATTGCAATTAACGGATCAGGAACAGTAACAGGAATCTCAGTAGGAGGTTTACCTGACGGAATAGTAGACACAGATATGATTGCTGCTGCAGCAGTGACAGCAGCTAAAAGAGGTCCTGGAGCTATTCTTCAGGTGGTTCAAACTTTTAAAAGTGATGTAACGTCATTTACAAGTAATAGTTCAACAACCTATGCAGACATTAGTGGAATGTCTGTAACAATTACTCCTACAAGTAGTTCTAATAAAATATTAGTTTCTTTTGTTGCATGTGTTTCTACTAATAGTTCTGATAGAAACAACAGTATTAAATTACTTAGAGATTCAACAGATATATGTAAAAGCACCGCAGGATCAAGTTTAAATGCAACAATAATTGATAAAACTTTCTCTGATAAATATATTATGAACTTTACTCAAACATTTTTAGATTCTCCTTCTACAACTAGTGCAACAACTTATAAATTACAATGGGCTTGTGAAGGTTCTGGTGGTAATAAAACATACTTTTTAAATAGAAAAGGACAAGGTTCAAATGAAGGAGCCACTTCTACAATTACGGTAATGGAGGTAGCAGCATGAGTTTAGATCACGAAGCAATAATTAAAGCCTATCCAAATGCTGTAACGATTGATGACAGCATAGGAACTTTTGATGCAAGTGGTAACTCTATCTCTCTTGATCAGAGTAAAATTGATAGTGCAAGAACTACATTAAATAGCGAAGCTGCTGCTGTTAAATATAAGACCGATAGGACAACTGATGGCTCTACAACTTATGCCTCTTTCGGTGATCAGCTAGATATGTTATACAAGGATATTGTTGCAGGTAAACTAGATACAACGGGTACGTGGGCAACCCACATAAAAGCAGTAAAGGACGCTAATCCAAAACCATGAGTTCTATAAAATTAACAGCTGATTCTGGAGGAGGAACTTTTGAAATTAAGGCTCCAGCTTCTAGTGCAAATACAAGAGTATTAACTTTACCAGATTCAGGAAATTATATATTAGGAGGAAAGATTCTTCAAGTAGCTCAAAAAACAGATGCTACTAATTATTCAACAACCTCGCAATCATTCCAACAAGGACCACAAAGTGATACTTTTAATCTTGCAGATACTTCAAATAAAGTATTAGTGACTATTAATTTTATGACTTACGCTGATGCTAGGTCTGGTGGGTATCCAAGTTTTGCTGCTGCTATTTTTAGAGGAGCTGTTTCATCTGGGACACAACTTACATTAGGTTCACAACCAATGTTTTTTAGAAATCCTGGTGGAGCAGCAGAATATTATAGTGCGTTTTTATCTTTATCATTCCTTGATACTCCAGGTGCTAATACGACTTATTCATTAGGATTTAAACAAAATAATTCTGGAGGAAATACAGCATTCGTATATGGAACAAATGGTAACACCCAAATAATTTTACAGGAGGTAGCAGCATGAGTTTAGATCACGAAGCTATAAGAAAAGCTTACCCTAAAGTTGTAACCATCAGTGACAATACAGGAGCATATGAAGAAGATGGAACTAAGGTTACTTTAGTACAATCTACGATTGATGCTGCAAGAGTTACTTTAGATGCTGAAGCTGCTGCTGTTAAGTACAAAACAGATAGAACGATTAATGGTTCTACAACATATCCTGCCATAGGCGATCAACTGGATTTACTTTGGCATGCAATAGATGCTGACACAGACTTAAAATCCAAGTTTAGTGCATTTTATAATTCTATTAAGGAAGTAAAGGACGCTAATCCAAAACCATGAGTACATTAAAAGTCGGAGGAATCAGAGGAGTATCAGCATCATCAGATGCGATAACAGTAGCTAATGATGGAACGTGTACTGCCAATGTTACTAATAATCTAAGTAATCGTAATTTAATAATTAATGGAGCTATGGAAATAGCTCAACGTGGTACGTCATCTACTGATTCTGGTTATCAAACTGTTGATAGATTTAAATATGTTAGTAGCGGTGTAGATACTATTCCAACTCAAGCACAAGTTGATGTTACTGCAGGTACAACACCCTACACTTTAGGATTTAGAAAAGCGTATAAAGTTACTAATGCAGATCAAACAACTGGTGCTACAACAAATGATCGGATTCGATTAGAAGTTAATCTTGAAGCACAAGATATTGCAAACAGTGGTTGGAATTATACATCTTCATCTAGTTATATAACATTATCTTTTTGGGTAAGATCAAGTGTTGCACAAAACTTTTTTGCTCACATAAGACTACCAGATGGAACATCACAAGCATATGGTTTTGAGACAGGTTCTTTAAGTGCTAACACTTGGACAAAAGTAACAAAAACAATTCCTGGCAACAGCAATTTAACTTTTGATAATGATGCTGAATTAGGATGGAATTTAGTTATTAGTATGTTTCATGGAACAGATTATACTTCTTCTAGTTACACATTAAATCAATGGGCTGCATATAGTGGTTCTGCTCGTCAACCAAACAACACATCAACTTGGTACACTACAAATGGTGCTACTTGGGAAATTACAGGACTTCAATTAGAAGTAGGTGAAGTGGCAACAGATTTTGAGCATAGATCATTTGGTCAGGAGCTTGCTTTATGTCAGAGGTATTATATTTTTAATGGAGCAAAAATGGGAAACTGTGGTAAAAGTTATTCAATGAGTAGTTTTGATATGATTATGTCTGTTAATTATAGTTTTCCTGTTCAAATGAGAGCAACCCCTTCTGTAACTACAACCGATGTAGTTCTTAAAAATGACTCAGATGGAAACGAGACAGCAAATATTAATAATCTTTCTCAATATGGTCATCAATATGGCATAAAGAAAGTGGGTGGATCAAGTGAAGAGTACGCAATACAAATTCAGAACTTTAAATATAATGCGGAGCTATAATTAATTTATGACTTATACTTATAAACTTTTCCCTAAACAAAAAGATCCTTTTACTGGTGTAGAAGAACACACAACTGTGATTAGGAAAGAAGATGGATTATTAATTCCATTTGACAAAGGAAACATCGATTATCAGGAGTATCTTGCTTGGGTAGCAGAGGGAAATACAGCCGAAGCTGCTGATTAGACTGGTTAGTTTTTAATTTTAGAGTAGAATAAAAATAAGAATTTTTTTTAAAAAAAAATGCAGAAAATTTTTAATGCAATAGCTGTTGCTTCGGGCGTAGTTTCTTTGACCGTTGTAGGATCTGGATTAGCTATATATTTAAATAAAGATGCAATTATCAATCATGTCAAAGAGAAGGCGTTAGAAGCGGTTACAGGCAGCTTAGGAGATACTCTAGGTGATTCATTACCAATACCTGATGCAACTGGTGATGTAATTCCAACACTGCCTAAAATACCGTTTTAAAATTGTCTGAAGTAAATCAAATAAATATAAATAAATTAGAGATAATTCCTATCAATAGTTATATTCATACGCCTATTCAATCAATACCTTTTAGTCCTCCTGTAACTTTAACTATTGGTAATCCAATAATCCAAGTTCCAGGCTGCGTTGTATTTAATCCTGCTAATGAAAAATCAATAAAATTAGTCACTGAAGATGATAGAGGTAATAGAACTTTATGTGATGGAACTGTACCATATTTTTTTCCTATGGA